GATTTCTAAAATCATATGGGATGAGTCGACCATGACTCATGTAAAAGAATTCAACTTTGACATCCTTTATCATCTTCTGACTCCCAGAATGGAAGTGATGCACTAGTACATCATCAGCACCATTGAAGTTTATAAAATCAGAGCCATCCAGGAGTATATGACCTGTATAAAAAGGTGTCGACGTGTATACAGTTTGAGTGAATTCATCCGAACCAGTCGTAAGTTTTAACACGAGTGAATTTGGACCATTCAAATTTATGGCACCCGAACGAAGAGTATTGTTGGTAGACGTAAAGTTTTTTGAACTAAAACCCATAATCTGATGTGGTGTTGTTAATGATGAAGTATTACTCAAATACCCATTCGTACCGTCATAAAATTCAATTGTGAAATCATCTGATGCTTCTGTGTTTGAAAATACCAATGAATCTGTTTCCTCGTCAAATATGACGCTGTCTATATGACTATTGGAAGGTGCAAGTTCTATATCCAAGTCTTCAGCTAACACGTACCCATTTGAATAGTTTGTTTCATTTAGTGTAATATCTACACCATCTACACTAAATGTTTTGTTCGTGGCTGATGTCATCAATTGGGGAGTAGGAATACGAGCAGACACGAGCTTTATGTTGGATATATCATAAATAGGATTGTCTAAATTTACGACATAATTATTGGCGTACGTATAGATACTCGTATCTCTTTCACTACTATCTATGTTAAGGGTGTGTACCTTCATTAAAATAGGGGGATACTATTTTAATGACTGTTTTTATCTGACACTCTAAAATCTTACTGGTAAAGACCATGCGCGAGGGGGTTGTTCTGGAGCTGCCTCTTCGCGATACCAAGGTCTCTCGTGTTGGGATTCGCATTGCCCTTGTACGAGTTAAACTGGTGGAAAGGTTTCTGCTGATAGTTTTGACTCCAACCACCGTTAGCAGCATTCACGCGACCATCGACACGTGTAGTATCTGTGCGAACCGCTGTAAGAGCACCACCCTGCTTGAGAGCAGACTCACGAACATTCATGCGACCGGCATTACCCATGCGGTTTGGTTTACCTCTACGATCTTCGGGTCGGAAACCATACCTCATGAGCTCTTCATTCGTCTTGGCAGTCACTTGAGAAGCAGCGCTCTGGGTATAAGCACCATGATAACTGTGAATACCTGGAGCTGGGCGGTTTGTGTAGGTGTACTGTTCATCGTTGCGATCACTCTTGAATCGAGTGGGATCTTGCGACATCGTCTGCGCGGAAATGAAACGCTTGGCACCATTGAATCCTAAACCATCATTACGAAGACCAGTCTCCGAACGGTTCGTAGTACGCTTTGTCTTCTCATGCTCATTCCGGGGAACTACACCAGACATACCTTGAGCTCTTCCAGCCATGGTAGGACGCCTCGAGGGGAGGAAAGCAGTGGTATCAGGCTTGTTGTGAGTCAATTGACCAACAGTAGCCGAACGACCACCAGTGACATCGGCAGCAGGGCCGGAACGCCCTGGAAGTGTTGTCAACCTGTACTCACCAACGTTAATTGGGTTGACCCTAAAAGTCTGCTGAAAGCCACCAACCGCTGGTACACTGGGGTCAACACCCAAACCTGGACCAACGAGTTGCTTCTCAATAGGGGAAAGGTTGTTCATGCGACCATGGTCATACATCCGGTTCCTCATGTTTAGGATTTCCTGACCACCACTACGCTGTTGCATGGTGATGTCTCCAAAATTCTCCATCTCCCGCTTGTGAGGCACTTCGTTAGTAGGTTGAAAATTATTCGATTCATTTATTTCTGGATTTTTCAATGTTGGTGTGTCGTCGACAGAAACTTTTGCTGGTTGAGACTTGGTACTCAAGTTCCTTCCAGTAAAAACAAGACCTGCAATAGCCATGAGTGATATAGGATCAGCCATTCTTACTTCTTGTTAACATTTTTATTAATGTACCTTTGCTGAAACAAACCGTTCTGAAGTTCGGCTCGGGTACTCGCGGGCTCATATCGCATCGTGCGAAGTGGAACCTTGCATTCCATGTTAGTGAGGGGAAACAAGTTTCGCTCATACGTTTGAACGATGTGCTTGTTAAACCGGGAAGTAGATTGAGGACGGAGTTGATCACTAGTCTCAATGTATTGTGCTGGTGAACCCTTGCCAGCCATGTAAGGGGCTGTGCCGTACAACATAGTGTTGGGTCGGCAACTGCCACAGTTGAGGCTACCGGGCTGGGGGTATACAAAAATTTCATCAGTCGCTTTTACGGGAGGAACAGCACCCGCATTTTGAACAATGGAAAGTCCAGGTTGAAGCTGATACGCCATTTATTATTACATGAGAATATTTATCTAGCAAACATGCCAGAACGCTTGTCGCCGTTGGTTCCCAAACCCGAAAAAGCCTCAAGCTGAACACCCCGAGCATTGGGGTCGCAGAATCGTGTATCACTCTTGCACATGGGAGCATTTTTTCGCCCATAAAGAGATTCCGCGAAGCTTGTTTGGTCTCCTGGGATTTTGGTCACTGGGTTAGAAACAAACTGGCGCTCCATGGCATTGCGAAGATACCTTGGCATAGATGTACGAGAACGTCCGGCATCATATGGGATACGATCGCTACTGTACGCCTGAACAAATGGTTTTACAGTGGGGTAATAACACGCCTCCAAACGATTGGGTGCGTCAGTGTAATCAGTGATGAGAACATTGCCGAGGGGGTTGTTAGGAGTGGGCATCTGACATGAGACGCCTTCATCGACAGAACTACCGTACGTCTCCTTCACCATTCTCGACTTATAAAGAACGTAAATAACACCCAAAACGGTTATACCCAAGACAAAGATGCGAGGGTCGCGACGGATGAGATAAAGAACGGTACACACATAAATGACAAAACGCGAAGCAGCATTTACCCTGTCTTCTGGTGTTTGTTCACCTGTTGGCCAGAATTGAGTAACTTCTTCAGCATCAAAAAGTTGCTGAGGGTTGTCAAACCAAGCCTTCATTTAATATATGTGGAGGTTTATTTTTTTGGAAGACCCTTCAGCATATTACCCATCATTTGCATGAGGGCATCCTGGTCAAGTTCACCATTGCCATTTTGCATGTTGTCAGCGACACCCTTCGCAATGCTCTCAATCTGAGAGAGGGTACCCTCTGGAAGCGATGTGATCGTGGTACCAAGCATGTATAGGGTCTGAAGGTACTGCCAGGTAGCACCCTTAGTGTTATCAGACATCTTGACCCAATACGACTTGATATCAAGTTCCTTGAGGAAATCGATGTTCTCGATCTCATTGAGAAGGAAAGTCTCATCCTTCGCAGAAATCTTATCCGCGTAGGGAGAAACACCCTTCATGTACCCATCAACGACAAGACGGGGGTTCGTCGACTTGAGTAGGTCGAACGATGTAAGCATTTTCTTAATTCCTTTTTCCTCTGGAAAAGTCTTGTGCAATTCCACAAGAAATTGACTCATCATATCGTTGAAAGCAGAGACAGACGCCATTTTCTTATTATATTGGGTTAATCTTTAAGTTTAGAAAGGTTCACTAGAGATAGTCTCCTTTTTACCTAACCCACCCGACACGATAAAAAACACTAGAATCGCATTGAGTACGGCAGGTTTGGTGTATTTGTTAAGCTCGAGCTTACCCTCGTTGTTGAGATACGCTTTGAGATGAATATAAGCCGCGGTTAGTCCGGCCCCAATGAGGGCGGCACTCACGGGGTCGCGTAAATGATCGGAGAGTTCCATTTAATAATACCGGGGATTTTTTGTACGCTGCTCTGGTGCATCACCAAATAATACATTGTCATCTGGTTCTTCCTGAGGTTCACCCATTGGCTCGGCAATTGGTTCAGAAACGGGTTCTGGTGGCTCGGGTGCATGTACACCGGGTACAGTTTTGAATTCATTTTCAAGACCGGTTGGCTGGGGATCATTCATCTCCATAGGCTCGGACTCAGGCTCGGGTTCTGGTTCAAATGGAGGCTCGGGCTCCCCCATGGGCTCTCCCATTGGTTCGTCGAACACGTCGGGGTCGGTTGTATCATGAACATCCCCATCGAGAGAAATATCACGGGTTTCCTGGGACATGTATGTCTGGAGAATCTGTTGCACAGGGATGAGTTCCTTTACCGTGTTCTCAATGCAGAGAGAAAGACGCATAGTGAGATTCTCATCACGCGCATACTCACTCTGTTCCTCATGGAAAATATAAGGGTCCTTGTACAAATCTCTCGCAGCGTTGTTGTAGCAGGTTTGAATGAAAACCTCTTCAGTTGGAAGCTTTAGGGAAATCTTCTTATTGTCCGCCTTGAGACGAACCGCCGAGAGAATCTTGGTGCACGCAACAAAAACAGCCGCGAGAAGGTCCCCAAACCAGGAACACCTGTCAGTTATGTTATCCGAGTGGCGCTTAGACATCGCATTAGACCAGTTGGGAACCTCCTTCAGGTGCTTCTGGAACATGATGAGAACCTGCTTCCCCTTCGAAGTCTTCATCGATTCGGTGTAAATATCTTGGAAAACTTCAATCATAGGTGGACACATGATAAGGCACATCTGGCCGAGGTACTCCTTTTTAGCTTCACATAGAACATTAAGGTTTTCAGCCATTT